GTCAGTTATTTGTTCAATATACTCAAAGTTATTATTGAATATATAAAATCCATCCCAATCCAATTCACCCGTTTCTTCATCAACAACTTCTTCACATTGGAACCCCATCAATTTGGCGTGTTCAAAACTCCACTTTTGTTCAGTAATAATAAACACAGGAAGAATACCTTTCTTCTGAGCATCAACTGCTGTTTTTACCAAAGCTGTAGTTTTACCAGTATCGGAGTGACCCAAGAACATGTTAAGATGTCCAATGGCTGGACCAGGAAGTCCAACGGCATCCAAGAAATCAGTACCTAAGTCAAAAAATCTTTGAGGTTTATACTTTGCTGAAGTAGAAAATTTTTTCTTCAGACTTTCAAAATCGTTTTTCTTAATTGCCATAAGGTTAGGGAAATGAAACTCGGACACCAAAATAGTATCCGAGTTATTTTATTTAATTAGAACGGAAGGTCTCCGTCAGGTTCGTCGTTAGATTGTGGGTCTACGTATGTGGATTTTTTGGAACCTCCACCGAATGATTCAGTTTCAACTGAACTGTCACCATAAACGTAACCACCCTTTTCAGAATCCCACTTAGGGGTTTCTCCTCTTGCAATTGCCTCAAGATAATCAACAGGCTTTTTAGAATAAACATCCAACCATGTCAATTCATCTTCAATCCAAGCTTTTGCCTGTTGTTTGTCTTCATGTACTGGTGTTGGGTCATCATACATAATAGTTGAAACTGTTGTGTATTCTTTACCCTTAGGAGTCTTTGCTTTGGATAGTTCGATAATCAAATCACGTCCCTTTTCAGGGTCAGTGATGTCTCCTTTGTTTCTCCAAATAGGAATAATTTTGTCAAGAATACCATCATTCTTGAAGTTGTGTTTGAATCTCCAAAACTTTGGACCATCTTCTTCGTGGTCTCTATCAATTACTTTTACGATATAGAATTTTCGTGAACGATACTGAGCTGCCAATAATTTGTCAGACTCTTTACCTGTAGACATCAACTCCTCGTAAACCTCATTCAATGGAGAACGTTCGTTGTCATTTTTTCCTGGATCGTAGAACTTTTGCCACTGACCCCCCACTTGAATTTCGTGGTACCATGCTTCTTTGAATGGTGATGACCCATCTAAAGTTGGAAGAATTCTCACTCTTCTTTGTCCTGATTTTTCTTTGTCTCCTAAGATTAAAGCGAAATATTTTTTCATTCTTTCGTCTTGCGACATTTTTGATTGGGCCCCGCCCCCTTGTTGTGATTTTTCGTACTGTGCCAATACGGCGTCTAATGAACTCATAGTTTTTTATAGATTAAATTAATAAATTGTTTATACTAAAATAAGAAAAAAGGTGACAAAGTCAAACAAAAAGAAAGGTATCATAAAGTACCTTTTATGTGGTTTGTCCAATATTACGGCTTGTAAAAATAAGAAAGGGTATCAACACCATTCCAAAAACCAACAGGTTCAAACTGTATTGTATTTTGAGATATAATATTCATATTGTTTTCTTCAACGAAAGACTTAAATAGTTTTTCATCCATATTAGATCTTCCCGCTAAGTTTTGGAAAGAATAATCTAAACCATTTTGAAAACAGGAATGATGTATAAATCCATACCCATCATTCACAAGAACTCGAGAAATTTCTTTCACATAACTTTTCACTACGTTTTTATGCATGTGAACAAAAGAATCAAAAGAAAAAACCAAATCAACTGAACTACTTGGAATAGATGTTAAACTTAACCCATTGTTCACGTGATATTCTTTGATATGATTACCAAGTTTCTTTTTTGTTTGTTCAATACACGTTTCGTTCAAATCAACAACAATTAATTCATCTGCGAGCACACTTAAAAATTGAGATATTCTTCCATGTCCTGGAGCAATTTCTAAAATTCTTTTTCCTCTAAATTTTTTTAATGGTTCGAAAAGATAATTATTCCAAAGGTTTTCAGTTGTTCCGAAGAATTTTGACCATTCATGGCCACCATCAGTCCAAAAATTTAAGTCATTCCAAGTCCTTTGTTCCTCAATATTGTTAAATTCGTTCATAAACTAAATATGAATAAAACTGTAACTAAGTCAAATAAAAAAGGTATCCGAAGATACCTTTATAACGTGTAGATGTTTGTGTTATCTAAACGATGTTTTGTAAACTTCATTATCCATTCCTCCACCAGGTTGGAATGAATTTTTGATATCATTTACGTTTATATCGGTAACCTCATCGGCCGTCAAAACATAATCATTTTTTCCTGTTTTTTCCATCTCTTCTTGTTTGTCGTCAAAAAACTGCGAAAGTTTTTGGTTGAAGGGATATGAGTCGTAAGATCTTAACTCAAGTTTTTCTTGTGGAGTCTTTTCTCTATACTTCTCAATTTTAGTTTCCAAAGAATTCAACTTCGTCATAATAGCATCCATTTCACCAAGTTTAGACTGAAGGTCATTCAATTGGTTAAAAAGATTGTTGAAGTATTCTTCTTGTTTGGTCTCGATGTTTTTTTGAGAATCTACTAATTCTGTAATATCTAATTCCTCTGAACCTCCTTCTTCACCTTCTTCAGATTTTCCTTTGTCATCAATTTTCTCAACCTCAGGATCAGATTCAACATCAATTGGTTGTGGTTCAGTTGGTGCTTCAGGAGCTGGCGGAGGAACTGCTCCAGCTGGTGCTGGCGGTGGAGTTGCACCTGCTGGTGGTGTTAAAGCCTCCAATCCAGGTTCAACAGGAATATCTCCCGCTTGTTCAAGGATATATCGATTTATTTTTTGATATCTCTGTATCTCACTGATAATTTTTTTATCTAAACTCATAGTTTAACCATTTAATAATGTTTTTATTCCGTTAGCGGTTTCTACTCTAACCTTTCGGTTTGCAGTAGTTTGATGACCCGCTCTTTCGATAAGTCCATCCCTTTCTCTTACTGTGTAACAATCACCTGTATCCAAGTCACAAACTTGTTTAGTTCCATCTCCGTTGTCTTCTTGAGAATATCTAACTGATTTACCAAGATAATTGTCTAATGCTGATTTAATGTTCATAAGAATCTTTTTATATAAATATGTTGTTATGTTATAAAATAATCTTTTCTGACGTTGCGTTAAATCCTGCGTTCGGGAACTCTGGGACAGTATATCTTATTCCCATCTGAAAAGTCCCCAATGATGAAACTTTAATCAACTTAGTGAATTTTGTACTAGCGTCACTTTGGATAGTAATTGGTACAGTATCTAATTCAGGAACTCTGTCAATTATCGCAGGTTGTATTACCGCATTATCCAAATTCAATTTACCATCTCGTTCTAAAATAGCACCTCTCACTGTGGTTCCAAGCGAATAAGTGTAATATCCACCATTCGGTTTTTCAATATTATAGTAACTAGGACCGTTAAAGTTTGGTAAAGGACCAGAATTCGTCTCCGATACCAAATTTAATTGTAATAAATTCGGAGGAGTGTTTTGAGGAATATCAAGTTCAAAAGTAAAAGGTAGGTCGACATTTTTAGGGTTCAATGATTTATCATCAGGAACTGCCATCAAAATTATATTTACAATAGTTTTGGTAGTTTCAAACCTAAAATCTTCTAAATTTAGAAGTTTAATCATTTGTTCTTTGTTTACCTCAAATTCTTGTTGGTCTTCCGAAACAAATTGTTCAAGTTTCTGATTATCTAATGTTTTAACTTCTTTTAATTCGAGTGTATTATTAGGTCCATCTACAACTTTGCGGATAGTGTAACTATATAAATTAGTTTTACTAATTTTCCAACCCGTAACTTCAGGATTAACTTTGACCACTAACTCAGAAGTACTTCCTGTCTCATCTTTAACTTTTTTACTTTCTATTAGAGTTATAGGCCCAGTATTTTGTGGATTTGGATTTGATCCAGCGATATTTTGTTGAGTTATTGAAGGCTGCTCAGTTACTTCATTCTGCGACCCTCCAGGAGAAAGACCAGATATATTTACCAATGCCGGATTGAAGGTAAAATTCAATGGGGTTTCTGAAACTCCTGAATCTGTAGTAATAACAATCTTACCTTGTACAAGATTTTGTCCTGACGGTATAATAATGTCAGGTAATGTGAATCTCAGAGTTTGTGGATTAAACACTCTAACTGTACTAAGATTTACTACTTGACCCGCAACAGTTATCGATTTAATCGATTCGAAGTTTGTTCCGTTGAGTTGAATAATTGTTCCTATGTATCCAGCACTTGGTGAGAATGATTTGATTGCTGGTGGTGGACATCCTACAACAGGACTTGGAGTTGGAGTGACATTCGGTGCCGTTGAGTTATTTGTGTCTTTTTTAATATCCTCCTTTAATTTCGTTGATCCATCAGCGTTGATTAGCCCAACACGAACTGCAGACGCTAAAGCTTCAAAGAATGTCTGTTCAGTCTGTGCAAATCTAGGTTTGTTTTGATCGTAGTAATCGAGGTCGATGCTTTTCTGTGGCCAAAGACAAACATAGTATTTCGCCAATCCCATACCAGGTTGTAAAATTTCAGAAACTCTTGCCCTTAATTTTCCCGCCATGAATCTAACATAATCATCCAAAGAACTGAAATGAGTTATAGGTAATGAAGTACTTTTAGAGTCAGTTGTTTTTACATTTATACAACTGTAAGTTCTAGGTAATAATGATACTTGTCCTCCCCAATTCACATCCAAACTTAAAGTTGCTAAGTTATTATTCCAAGCATAGAATTTACCTAATTTGGTATTGGAACTTACTTGGAAAGTTCTTATGTAAGATATACAATAAATAATTGTTTGTAGTTGTTCGTCATTAGGCACAATCCTTTTAAGAACCGCCGCGAATTCCTCTGGTGAAACTTCTGTTGCAGTTCCATTGACAGCCTCATAACCTAGACTAGCGTTAAGATAAACAGAATCTAACTTAGAATTACATGAATTGGTAGTATCCAATGTATTATCTGCTTTTTGCACAACGCTATCAGATTTGATATTGTTTGTTGTTCCTGATACAGTAACCTGATCTTTATTGATTTTTAGAATTTCTTCTAGTCTTGTTATTAGATTTTGGTTAATACTTTGTAAGAAACTATCGATTGCCGGTAAATCATAAACCCCTTGTCTTACTCCATTGAACGTTGTTTGGAACGTTCCTGGCTGTATTGAGTGGGACACATCAGTAATCATGTATGGACCATTGAACATGGGAACATGTCTGAGGTTGAAATACATAGTAGGTTGCAATAAAGCATTTC